GTTTCCCAGTCACGATCAAAATGGGGGAGCAACTTATGTAAATATTTATTCAGAAGATCATCAAAGAAAAGCTGGAGATATTGTAAGATTTAGAGGAGTTCCTCAAGTAACTTCTGCAGGAGCGGGTGGAGCTGATGCTAGAAATTTACAAGCTTACGCAAATATTCCAACTTTTGATAATGTAAGTGATTTAAATAATGCAAATGGTTTTACAATTGCTTTAGGTCAAATAGATGCAGCAGGAAATGTTACAGGAGCAACTACATCAGATCCTTTGACTACTCCAATAAATTATTTTTATATAACTAGCACTAGTAATGCAACAACAGGTAATGTAAAAGGTGGTTTTAATAACTGTTCAGCAGGACCAGTAACACTTGAGGTAGTAAACGGATAATGGCATATACTTTAACAAATTTACAAACAGATATTAGAGGATACACAGAAGTAGATAATGGTGCAACTACACCAAAAGTTTTAACTGATTCTGTTTTAAATACAATTATTAAAAATGCTGAAAATAATATCTATAGACAAATAGATACAGATCAAAGTGTATCTTATGCAACTTCAAACGCTATTGTTGGAAACAGATATGTAACTATTCCTGATAATTTAAGAGCAATTAGATATGTTCAGTTTAGAGATCAGGCTGGAAATCAATTTTATTTAGAGCAAAGAGATACTAGTTTTATGGCAGAATATTACTCTACACCTGATACTCAGGCTGTAGATATACCTAAATATTATGCTAATTGGGATGAAGAATTTTGGGTTGTAGCACCTACACCAGATAAGACTTATGGAATTACAATATCTTATGACAAAGAACCAGAAACTATAACAGATACTACATCTAATCCCGCTCCAGCTACAGTTGGAACGTATTTATCAAATAAATATCAAGATTTACTTTTATACGGATGTCTGGTAAATACATATGCATACTTGAAAGGTCCGCAGGATATGTTACAATACTACCAACAGGCTTTTAGTCAAGCATTAGAATCGTACGCTATCGAACAGATCGGTATCAGACGCAGAGACGAATATCAAGATGGTGAAGTTCGCGCTCAACTTAACGTTAAACCACCATCAAGTAATAATTAAGGAGATAAAAAATATGGCAAATATAATACCCAATAGTTTTAGAGGCGCTCTGTTTTTAGCTAATCACAATTTTAAAGCTTCAGGCGGAAACACTTTTAAATTTTCTTTGTATACTTCTAATCCGTATAGTACCTCAAGTACAGTTTTTACTGCAACAAATGAAGTAAGTTCAGGTGGAAGTTCTAACTATGCAGTTAAAACTTTAACTAATAATGGAGTTGTTTCAAGTACAGCGGTATCATCAGTTGACTTTGCAAATGTAAGTTATAGTAGTGCAACTTTCACTGCAGCTTTTGCAGCAATTTATAATAGTACAACGGTTGATGGAGTAGCAAATAGACTAGTAGTGGTTTTAGATTTTGGCGGTAGTAAGACAGCAACTAACGGTACTTTTACTGTTACGTTTCCTGATCCTTCTACTGCGTCTAATGCAATTATTAGTATGAGTTAAGGAAAAAATTTATGGCTTTAGTAATAAATGATAGAGTAAAAGTTACAAGCACAACTACTGGCACAGGTGCAATGGCACTTGGATCAGCAGTAACTGGTTTTGAAACTTTTGCACAAGGAATAGGAAATAGTAATACAACTTACTATTGTATCTTTAATCAAGGTACAAGTGAGTTTGAGGTAGGACGTGGTACATTAGATGGATCAAGTGCAAATTTGACTAGAACTGAAGTTCTCTCTAGTTCTAATTCAGATTCTGCTGTTAACTTTTCTGGAGGCACAAAAGATGTATTTTGTACTCTACCAGCAAGTAAATCAGTTTATCTGGATGCATCAGGTAATCCAGTAGGAGCAGCGTCGTCTGGCTTTGCATTAGCAATGGCAGTGGCACTATAGATAGGAAAAAAATATGGCACAAGATTTTAGAAACGTATTAGTTAGAACAATTGGAACAGGCGATACTACATTGTTAGCAGGTGGAAACTACGATGCAGTTATTGGTATTAGATGTTGTAATATTACAACTTCAACAATTGCAATTGACGTTAAAATTGCAAAAGGCGGAGCTGATTACTTTTTAGCAAAAGGAGTTAGTGTTCCACCAAACAGCGCTATTGAATTAATTCAAGGTGGCGCTAAAATTGTTTTAGCTAGTGGTGATACGTTAGAAGCCGTTTCAAGTGCAAGTAGTAGTTTGGACGTGGTTCTTTCGTATATTGATACAATTAGTTCTTAGGAGGAATTATGACGGCAATAATAAATGGGATCCAATACATCGGAGGACAGACTTCTCCAAACGAATTTATAAATAATCAAGCAGCCACTATAGATGGTACGCAAACTGTTGAGAACGCTGTTCTTGCAGGACCTATTACTATACCTGGCACAATCACAGTAACAGGGACATTGGTAGTAGTTTAATGAGTAAAATAAATGTAGATACAATTGATAAACAAAGTGGCTCAACGGTTACAGTTGGCGGTCCTGGTACAAATTTAGTTTTAGGAACATCAGGCCAAAGTGTAACTTTAGGAACTGGAGCTACTCAATCAGGTTTCGGTAGAACGGGGACAGTCAATTGGTGTACAACTGCCAAGACATCGCCTCTTACAGGAGTAAGTGGTAATGGGTATTTTATAAATACTACAGGTGGAGCTATTACAGTAACACTTCCAAGTTCACCATCAGCAGGAGATATTATTGCATTTTCTGATTATGCTAATCAATGGGGAACAAATAATCTTATACTTTGTAGAAATTCATCTAAAATTAATGGAGGTTCTTTTAATTCAACTTTAGCCACATCAGGTTTAGCAGTTACATTGGTTTACGTTGATGGAACAAGAGGTTGGAAACAAGTAAATGATGCAACAGAAGATGTTTCAGGAGTTCCTACTTTTATTTCTGCAGAAGGTGGAACAATTACAACATCAGGAGATTTTAAAATTCACAAATTTACAAGTTCAGCAAATTTTACAGTAAATTCAGCACCAACACCAGCTAACAATAATGTTTCTTATATGGTTGTTGCTGGAGGAGCAAGTGGCGCAGTTGGTTGTGTTGCTTCGGGAGGTGGAGGAGCTGGAGGATTTAGAGAAGGACAAACTCCTGCCGCACCTTATACTGGAAGTCCATTAAAAAATTCTTCAGGTTTACCAGTCGCAATTGGTGCATATCCAGTTGCAATAGGTGGTGGAGGCGCGGCTATTACTTGGTCCCCTGGTGGAGCAAGAGGAGCAAATGGATCAGTTTCAACTTTTAGTTCAATAACATCTGCAGGTGGTGGAGCAGGTGGAGCAGTAACAGGTTCAGCCAGTACTGCTAAAGGAGCTCAAACTGGTGGATCAGGTGGTGGAGCAATGGGAAATAATTCTCCAGGTACAGGAGCAGCAGGTAACACACCTCCTGTCAGTCCAGCACAAGGATTTAGAGGTGGTAATGCCGCTAATCCTCCATCTTATCAACAATCAGGCGGAGGTGGTGGTGCTACAGTTCAAGGACAAGATAAAACTTCAACATACGGACCTGTAGGTGGAGCAGGAGGTAATGGTGGAGCAGGTGCAACAACAGAAATTACAGCAAGTCCAGTAGCTTATGCTGGAGGTGGAGGCGGTTCATCAGATACAAGAGGTGGAGCTACACCAGCACCAGCAGGATCAGGAGGCACAGGAGGAGGAGGTGCTGGAGCAGCAGGATCAGGTACAGCAGGATCAGGTACAGCTAATACTGGTGGTGGAGGTGGAGGTGGTAATGGACCAGGTAATGGTAATCCTGTTGTTAGTGGTGCAGGTGGATCAGGTGTGGTAGTAATAAGATATAAATTTCAATAGGATAAATTATGGCAAGTATAATTAAAGCAGATAACATACAAAAAGTTTCAGATGGTTCTAATATCATCAAAAAAATGTGGATCAACTATTACAGTTGGTTCTTCAGGTCAAACTGTTGCATTAGCATCAG